TACCAAAATAGAACCTACTCAGTTCCATAATAGAACTGACAAGGGGGAGTGTGAGGGACTGGGTAGGAACCTCACAGGTATCTAGACAGACTCGACTGTACCTATGCATAACACACCTCTATTCATATCGTGAATGGTTTTACGTTTTAGTATTTGAAAAAAACTATTGTATTTTATTTGTCAACAGTTAATCTACACACATCAACACAAACAACGGAGAAACAACACATGAACGACAAGTTACAAAACCTAATTAACGATTGCGTATCTGTATGCACAGAATATAGATGCTCAATAGAGTCAGCACTTGATGACCTGTCATGGCCTACAAACGGTCTAGGGATAACCGAAGAGGAAGAGTCTTTTGTACGTCAACAAGTCTTAATCGAACTTCGCCGTCTACGCAAATGGGGTATTGGCCCTAAATACTTTTAACCTACTGATGAGCTTGTGAGACTCAAGCGAAACGCCGCGAGGCGTCTGGGTAAACAAACAACGGAGGCAGACACATGAAACTCAGTCCCTCACAGGAACATTCTATAAATGAAATGGTTAACAGCGGCGAGTATAGAAAGGTTGAGCCTTACCAAGCGCCGGACTACTACATAACATCAAGACAACCTGTCTCAATAGAAACTAACGATGGTTTTAAATATCAATTGTGGCTAGGTAAGCGTGGGACATGGTACGAATACGCAAACGGCCCGATATAAATTGACTAAACATCAACAACACAACGGAGAGACACACGATGACATACGAAGAAGCGGCACAGCATCTCGAAATATCACCGGCAGAGGCGCGGCGAGAGATTGAGAAGCAAGGCGAAGATTGGCAAGAGTTTGTAGACACGTTTGGTGTACAGTCGGTCTATTATTCAGATGACGTTTTAGAATGGTTGGGGTGGTAATATGTTGAAACTATCAAAAGCTTCAAAGATGCCTTGTCGGTCATGGTCGCTGCAAGCGTTAGACACTTGTCCGGCATCAAAGAACAAAGACGGGTCGCTTGTCGATGCTTGTAAAGGATGTTACGCAACTACGGGTAACTACCGATTCAAGAACGTCAAAGCGCCGCGAGAGCATAACAAAGAGGATTGGAAGCGCTCCGAATGGGTCGCTGACATGGTGGCAGAGTTAGACAATGACCGTTATTTTCGATGGTTTGACAGCGGCGATGTTTACGACCTACGGTTAGCTAACAAGATCTTAGACGTTATGACCGCGACGCCTTGGGTCAAGCATTGGTTACCCACACGAATGCACAAGTTCGCAAAGTTTCGCGACGTATTGGCGAAGATGGAAACATTGCCCAACGTAGTGATCCGGCGATCGTCTGACAGCATTACCGGCGAAACTATCGAAGGCGCTACCACGTCCACGATTGCGACACTTGATAACGTACCAGAAGGCGCGGCAGTCTGTGAGGCATACACTCGAGCGGGCAAGTGTGGAACGTGTAGAGCTTGCTGGTCAAAAGATGTGGCGGTCGTGTGTTACATCGGACACGGTAAGACAATGGAAAAGAACCAACGGAACATCATAGCGAGGGCAGCATAATGAACGCAAAGGAACTAGAACAGATCATCACCGAATCAGTAAACAAACACACCACGATCGTTATGTCTCAGTTATGGGGCGTGGATGAAACAACGGTACTCGATAGAGTAAACAAGGAAGGAAGCGAGCAAGATCTATTCAAGGCGATACGCTCAGACATGATCAAAAACATTGACCCAAAAGAAATAGCGAGGCGATTATGAACCCAACACTGATAGACATACTTGTATTGTTTAGCTTTGTGCCAGTCTGGGCTGGCCTTTGTTACCTACACCAGCGCTGGACAGATCCACGAGCGAGACGGCGACGACAGCGCAAAGCACGCTACAACAGACGCACCAAAGAACTAGCACGACAACGGCGGTTACTCCGCAATCAACTTTAACTTTAAAAGGAAGACAATCATGAAGCACTACAAAGTTCAATCAAAGAAAGCACCAGCACCTGTAAACTTCCGCAATCGAGGGAGCAAGTGGAGAGATTTGTTCGAGTCTATGAAACAAAATGACTGGTTCTCTATACCTGAAGAAGATAAGGTCAAAACAAATGCGGCAGCGAATACATATCTCAAAGGACGTTACAGTTTGTATAGGGTGGATGACGATTCGTTCTGCTTTATCAAATTACGTTAAGGGAATCTATGAGCAAGACAAGGGAAGGCAGGAAAGTAGACTACCTTATGTCGCAACGAGAGATAGCGCAGGTGCTAGGCATAACCGAAACAGATGTTAAACGCATCGAGAGTAGGGCTATTGCGAAACTTAGGCGAACAGGTAAACTAAACAAATACATTGGAGCGAAGGATGGAATTTAATTTGCTGTACTTTATCGGGATGCTGTTTGCTGGCATCATCATAGTGACATGGCTAACAATAGACAGGGAGAGGTAGACATGAAACAACCAGAAATGGCGCGTATATCAAACACTTTTAACCTTAAACAGATGACCGATGAAGAGCTTTTCGAGCTACAACAGATGGCACAATACGCTGAAAAACATCAACGAGAAATTTCGTACACCAGTGAAAAAGAATGGCGCATTAAAGACGCATCATCGAAGGCTTGGGATTACTACAGGTTATGGACAAAGGTATTGGATGAAAGACTAGAAAGAGAGGATAAGGAACTATGATCGGAATGAATACGTTATATGTAATTGAATTATACGACGATGTTTGGTCGCAAGTGTTCACAACGGACGACGTAGGCGAAGCGCAGTATTACGTAGAAACTAAACGTGACAATGGTAAGCGTTACAGAATTGTCAAGCACACAACGGAGGTTTTATGAAAGATAATCTGATGGGGTTAGAACTACACTACTGGGGTGAAAGTCCAAGGGCTAAACCAGCTCGTTGGTATCGCTACAGGTATCGTATTAAACACGACAGACCGCAATGGGAAGATCTTATTGAAGCGTTAGATCCTTTCTTTAAGGCGTGTGCGGAGCATTATTACGAACATCCTTACGCTGATACATCTATGGTTAACGCCCTACATACAGGCACTAATAACTTTTCACGTGGAGTCATGTCTTTAAATTTAGCTCAGACCGTGCTGGATTATTTTGTTGACAACGGACATGTTGAGATATTAGAACAGACACTTTACAGAGCAATTGAAAAAGTCAAGAACAGCGATGTATACAAGGAGATGCCTTATGAGGACGTGTAATATGTTTGACCTAGACATGACGGTTGACATTTCAATTGACTATCACTACGACCCATACGACAAGATTATTGAATTAACATCTGTCAAGTGGGGTGACGTAGAAATACTGGACATGATCAGCGACACAGTTTATGACAAGATTCTCGAACATATTTCCGATGAGGACTTGTGGAGAATTGAAGAAGCGTGTTAGACTCTCTGCAGTAAGCAGAAAAGTCCATCATTAAATTATTATCTTATAAGGTATTTAACCTATGAGTATCTCTAAAGAACAGAAAGTAAGTGAGCTTGTTGAACGACAACTGGAGACGTTAACGCTCATTGAGGCAATGAATATTGCTGGTAACTTTTTCTCTGACCTGTTAGATTCAATGGACGACGAAGAGATTAACGAGCTGTACACTGACATGGGAGCAGGACGTAATGGCATTCACTGAGACACATAAACCATGTCCTGACTGTGATAGCAGTGACGGGTTAGCGTACAACGATGACGGTTCAAGTAAGTGTTTTGTCTGTGATACGTACACACCAGCGGCGAAGGTTGACAACGTGCGAGAGCTAGGTTCTATCAGCGATGCACCGAAGCCATCGTTTAGCCAGACAGAACATCGGTTAATCACAGCGGAGTACCGTTCAATAACTGACCGTTTAATTACAGGATCGACGGCGAAGAAGTACGCAGCACTCAAGCAGGGTGACGTTACAACCTTTGGTTATTACAACCCTGATGATCCAACAAAACCCATAGCTGCTAAGGTACGCAACCCTGACAAGCGGTTCAGTATCATTGGTGACTGGAAGCAAGCAGGCTTGTATGGACAGCACTTGTTTCCTGAAGGTGGTAAGTATGTGACTATCGTTGAAGGTGAGTACGATGCGTTAGCAGCTCATCAAATGACAGGTAGTATGTATCCCGTTGTCAGTGTCCGTAACGGTGCAACGTCGGCGGCAAAGGACTGTCGCCTTTTTTATGATTGGCTGAACAGCTTCGAGAACATTGTTATTTGTTTCGATGCTGACGAGCCGGGACAGAGAGCATCAAAGGAATGTGCTGATCTGTTCGGTAACAAAGCAAGGATTGTTAAGCACGTCAACGGCTACAAAGATGCGTGTGATTACCTTGTTAACAATCAAGCTGATGCGTACACCAAAGCATTCTGGTCTGCTCAACCCTACACACCTGAAGGTATCGTTGGTGCTGGTGAGCTACGTGATCTGATCAAGAAGCCATTGACCAAGGCGAAGGTACAGTACCCATTCGAGGGGCTGAACAAATACCTGTACGGCATACGTACTGCTGAGCTGGTTACTATTTGTGCAGGCTCTGGACTGGGTAAGTCTACGCTTCTGCGTGAGATAGTCAGTTCTATCATGGCGCAGTCAGAAGATAACCTTGGCTTGATGTTTCTTGAGGAGACACCTGAGCGTACCATGCGAGGACTGGTAGGTCTTGAGCTGAACAAACCTATCCACCTACCTGACTGTGAGTATGACGACACCGACATTGATCTGGTCTACGATACGATGGACTATGAAAACCGTGTCTATCTCTGGGAACACTTCGGCAGTAACGAGATAGAAAACGTACTGGGCCGTATGAGATACTTCGTTAAGGTACTAGGCGTACGTTATATCGTACTCGATCACGTCTCAATACTCGTGTCTGATCAGAGTAATGGTGATGAACGTCGTGCCTTGGATATGATCATGACTAAGCTGAGGACGTTCGTGCAGGAGATGGGGATCTGTATGTTCCTTGTAAGCCACCTGAGACGCCCTGAAGGGAAGCAATTGGAGGATGGTGCTGTCACTAGCCTTGGTATGTTACGTGGCTCTGCGTCGATTGCACAGCTCTCTGATGCCGTCATCGGTGCTGAACGTAACAGCCAGAGTGATGATCCCATTGTTAGAAACACGACCGTGCTGCGGGTGTTGAAGAACAGGTACACCGGAAAGACTGGCAAGGCGTGTGAAGTATTCTACAATGAAGCAACAGGTAGATTGATACAACGAGATGAACGTGAGGAGAAACCATTATGAGTGATAAAAAGTTTCACATAGTAGGTTACATGTACTTATGCGACGGGGTTTTTATGCCTGAGATATTAGCCACGTCTACCTCTTACGAAAAACTTGAAGACATTATGCTTGGTATGGACCCAATGCAGTATCAAGATTTAGAAATAGTTTCTGACGATGAGGAAGATGAATGATTACTTTAACACCTACCAATGAACAAAAAGAGAAAGCATTGGCTGAGTCTGCTGAGATGGGAGCGATACGTAACAGCATTCGTAAAGGAGCAGGTAATGCCGTTGGTTTCTTGGCAGAGATTATGTTGGCTGATTACTTAGACTGTGAACGAACACCTTGTAAGGACTATGACCTGACATGGAACGGTATCACCATTGATGTTAAGACAAAAGAGACAACGGTTCCGCCGAAGGACTATTACGATTGCAGCATTGCAGAAACATCGTTGCATCAGCAGTGTGATAAGTATCTGTTTACTCGTTATATACGACAAGGTGATCTGTATGTTCTTGGATGGCTTGACAAAGACAAGTATTTTGAGGATGCTAGGTTCTTGAAGAAGGGAGAACAGGACGGTGATAATGGATTCATTGTTCGAGCTAACTGTTACAATCTTAGAATAAACCAGTTAGAGGATTTGATGTTGTGAGATGTATAGCGTGTGACGTAGAGCTAACAGACTACGAAGCAACAAGACGGTACGCTATTAGCAAAGAGTTTGTAGATTTGTGCAACAGATGCTTTGCTGTTAGTCTAGATGACGGTGATGTAATCGACCGCGATGATCTACGAACACTCGCAGACATAGAGGAGATGATATATTATGAGCAAGATTGGGAGTTGGATATTAGAGCAGGAACAGTTGACGGAGATTTATCAGAAGTTTAACTACGATCCTGAACGTGACGAATTAAATGAGACGTATCATGAATACCTGTTACTTGGATATAGAAACTACTTTGGATCACTCAACGATCTGGTGTGCAGTTACGAAAGTGAAGAACGATATACAAGTACACACCACACCCGACACACTGAAGAAGGTGTT